TTGAAGGTGTTATAGATGAAATCGACGACAGAGTCCACACAAAGCTCGAGCAGTTCCAAAGTTCCTTCTTTGGCTCAATTGGTGCAGCTAGCAAAAAGATTGATGATGCTACAGGACAAACCACGATCAAAGCGATAACCAGGGAGAACCCGATCATGGGGTTCGTTGCGGATATGTTAATGAAACGCCAGGGGGTTGATGGCCTACTAAACGCCGTCAAAGGTGTGGAGCTAGGGTCTGATAAGCCCAAAACAGACCGAAAGCTAGGCCTTGGAGGGCTATAAGCGGCCCAATCTCTCTTTTTATAGCCTACCCTACCCCACCACCTCCTCAACCCCTCCCCGTCCTTCTAACGGAAAGTGACTGTAATGCCTAGATGGTAATCCAGTTTTGCTTAATTATTTTAGTTAAGATTCCCTGGCACTCGTAACATACAGTTACTTCATTGTTGAACTTATCAGTCTTAAGATGATCCTTTGACTGTAAGCAGATGTTACACCTACGCTTCATTGAATCTCCTCCAACCTGTAAAGCTTTCTAGCCAGTCCATGACTTCCTCAGCTGTAATAACAGCGTTTTTATCTTTCTGCAGTAAACTGTCTAAATTCATGAAAGCTACCTGGAACTTTTCTTTTTCTGTACGGTTCACGGGAACAATACCTCTAACCAATACGCGCCTGTATCGAACCTGGTAAGCTGCCACTCTGATTTTTCAAAGTGTTGCTTGAGTTCCTTATTCCATTTGTCACTAGAGTCTTCTAGTTGTTTGACTAACTGTTTAGCACTCTGGCATTTGGTTTGCCAGTTGCACTCTATGGTTTGCCCTTCGAGTTCGGCTTCTTTCTTATCCCTGTCCACTACGTTATCTGGTAGAGGAGGGAGGGTGTCGTAACTGGGATGGAAAGAGAGAGAGATCGGGAATGATAACTTCTCTCCATACAGCTCAGTATCGACGACTTTGCCTGGTCCCGTGAATCGGAACTTGGCATGCAGACCAGGAGGCACTTCCCGCATAACGGGAATGCTTCCAAAACTAAATGATTTCTTGTCTTTAGACATATTCTCACCAGTTAAGTTAAAGCGTTTGAAATATAAAGGAAGTAGGCTATACCCAAAAAGTAGTAATACCCCTACCCAATTATGAGTATATGGTACGAAGGCGAAAAGCCACAAGGCGTAGAGCACCAAGGCAATTTGGAATCAATGTAATTGAAACTGGTGCAGCCCTGGCATTATTAGAACAAACTCAAGCAGGATCCGCAATGAAGTCTTTTATTGCTGGAGATCTTAATACAGGTTTAACAACTTTATCAAAGGCTGCAAAATCAAATAAGCAAGCGATCTCTAAGACATTAATTGGAGCGTTCTTAGCAAAAGCTGCAGTAAAATCATTTTCACGGGGTTCACCTGTTCTAGCGTCTTTGGGGCCTATTAAGGTCCGCGCTATGACTCCAGGTATGGATCCTTTCGGAGCGTAAACAATGGCAATAGTCGTGACACGTACGGAAGCTGGGTTGAGCGCAACCACAAGTTTTCAAAGCATGAATAACCAGTTCGCAAGTTCTGGTTTGAGTTTGGTAGTACCAAGCGGAGTATCGCAGATAAGTTCCATATCAATGGGAGTTAGTAGCGTTGGAACTGGTGCAGATTTCTGTTCAGGATTCAAATTGACGGGTACAGCACTCCAAGAGGGAGATGCTACGTTTATGGGTCCAGCAATCGCACAAGCTGCAAGTGGTGGTACTGGAGTAGCAAACTGTGTAGTCCAAGAAAAAACTGCACTAGGCGTAACTTCTGGAAACACTTTGGATATTCAAGTCGCTGTAACAACTGCAGCAACTATCGATTCAAGCTGCACGATCACATTCGAGTAAATTGAGCAATGCCTGAAGGCATACCGTATAGTAGCTCTAATGTAACGGCAGGTACAGGTTTAGAATTAAATTATCTGGGGCGGCATTGTTTCGCTTACTCGGGTTCTTTTAATCCTGGGTCAGGTGAAACGTTCCTCGATTTTACAACTGGTTCAGGCTATATTGTGGGGACTGTAGAAATTAACGCGGACTATGCTGGGACGGGCGGTACTAATCTTCAGGTTCAAATAGCTCTTAACGGTATAGATGTGGTTGTGGAGCGCGACGTCGGCAATGATTACGTTCCTGGTGATACTGAATTTAAATTAATAATTCCACCTTATACAAATGTTAAAGTAACTTTAACAAGTACAACAGCACCCGCAAACGCTAACTTTACTGGTAGAGTTTACAAATGACATTATCGACGGGGCCTACTCTGAACTTCTTTGGAGATCGTATCTTTGCCTGGAGTGGTCAAGAGTTCCTAACTGCAGGAGTCACAACTCTTCTAGACTTTATCTCACCAAATCGTTTTTACAGCGTTGTCACTAACGTCTCTTTCGATTATAGCGGATGTTCTGCAGGTGATGCACTGGCTTGGTTTATCCAGGGAAACGGAGAAGCTCTCCATGTAGCTAAGTTCCTGATCACCAATGCCGGAGTAGGACCCCAATTCCCCAATTTATACTATACGATTCCACCAAATACAAACATGCAAGTGCAGGCACAGGGACCAACTGGAGCTATGACAGTTGTAATTGAGGGGAAGCAGATATCATGAAGTATTGTCCAGAATGCGGAACCAGGAAAGGTATGATCCGTGAAACCGCCAGGAGAGCTTATGAACCTGGTAATCCTAAACCAAAGAAGCGTAAACTATCAGCCTGGAATAAGTTTGTAAAACAGAATTCTAAAAAACCACGTTTTAGGTACGCAAGATCCAATAAGATCAACCTAAAGAAAATGGCTGTAGCATTCAGGAAAACACCAGCTGGTAAAAAGAAGAGGCGTTAATGGCTTACGAAGCAGTACCGATTGACGTAGAAGTCCAGAAAGTGACAGCTGCAGAGCGTGACGCTTTATCCAGGTATAAGATCCATGAAAATATTAATGTATTATTGGCAAATGAAAACGTCCCAGTTGTTGTTGGAGGTTTTATTGCAGGTTTCCTTGGCGTTAGATTGGCAGAAGATATTATCACAGACATTGAATCCAGGGTTGGCAAATTAAGTGATGATGTCAAACAAGGAATAAAGGACACTGTGGACATAAAATTGCCAACGTTCGGCGCACCAGTTCCGACAGCTCCCACTATTAGCGATCTTATCACATATATCAAAGCGGAGATTGGCTAATGGACTTAGGATCATTGATTGCATTAATGAAATTAGTCCAGGACGCAGAGATCGCTAAACCAAAAAGGGATCTCTATGCCAAAGAGACCGCACTATACCGCGCTGAACAAGGGCTTGGACTGTAATGGAAATCACAACGGTTTCCTTGATGCTATACTTTGCTGCTTGGACCGTATTCTATGCACTTCTAAGCAAATATATTGCCAGGTTATCAAAAGATGAATGGGTCAAGTGGGCAAAGAGCAGAGAAAGCGACGAAGAGCTCATAGAGATCCTTGAAGGTGTTATAGATGAAATCGACGACAGAGTCCACACAAAGCTCGAGCAGTTCCAAAGTTCCTTCTTTGGCTCAATTGGTGCAGCTAGCAAAAAGATTGATGATGCTACAGGACAAAC